TTTCGTTATGCCAACCATTCTCAGTCTTTTCGAATTTAGCCTTAAGCACCGCTTCAAGGGTCGCTTTGTCAATTCCTGAACAGAACATTAAAACTCTATCCAAATCAGGAGGTATTATTCCATTATTTTGGTGTTGATAAATTAGCAAGTCAATATAACAAGCCCTTTCATTTGGTAGCATAATTCTTGTGCCTGTATAGAAGTCTTGAGCATAGAATAAAAATGCAGGATTTTTAGACATAATTAATGATTTTGTGTTAAACTTATTTTTTCTATTATTAAGCTGTGAAAGTGGACATAAACGTTTTTAATATTTTTCTCTTTTCCGTAAATTTTAAACGTTATAGTAACCTCATCACCCACATTGAAATTTCTTAATTTTTCAACCTCTTTGTGTGCTTGAGGGTAAATATAAACTTTATTTTTAACCAATAAAGACAATTCTTGAATAAGAGTTCCCTTATTGGTAACTAATGGTTGATGAAATTTTTTAATGATTCCTGTAACTGTAAACATCTTCTTTGTTTTTATTTGCCGGGTTCAATAAATGATTTGGATTCTTATGTATTTTAGTGTGACAATTTTCGCACACAATTGCCAACCATTCCATGTGATTTATCTCATCCCCAACAATGGATTTATTATTTAAATAATAAGTAATATGATGGCATTCTAAATATCGAGTTGACTTACAACAAACACAAGCATGGTTGTCTCTTACTAAAACCTTAGTTCTCACTAATTTCCAATTTGCGTTATGCTGTAAGCCTTTTCGATAATTGGAAGGTCTACCCCTTTTTAATTTTAACCTTCTTACCATTAAATATCTCGTTAAATGACTGTTCGTTTTTCTCTGCAGAATTGAAAAGATTTTTTAATTCAAATTCCGGGATGATTGATATTTTAGCCAACACAATCGCTCCGAAATCTAAATAGACATAAGTATAGTACTTTCCGTTTAAAGCCAACCTAAAGGAGCGTGCTGGGTCGAGAGATATCTCTGTCCAACCTCCTTTGATTTCTGTTGAGATATTTTTAGCCTTATTAATGCAAGAATTTAAATCCTCTTGTGCATCATTCTTCTTTTGTTTTGCAGCTTCAAATTCCGAAGTTGCATCCAAGAATGCTCTTTCTAAAATTGGTCTTACATTTTCTAATTCATTATTTACTTCAAGCCTCATCGAAGCGATTTCTTCATCTGAATAAAGTCGTCTTGCAACTTCCTTAATATGCTCGGACACGAAGTTTTCATTTATATATTTTTTTGCATCATCTAAACTTTTAAAGTCTCCTAACATCTCAGGGATTGAATCATCGTTCCCGGAATGCTTAAATTGGTAATTAAACGGTTTTTCTTTTAGAATTTTCATTTATTTAGTTTTAAAATTATTATAATTTTAGTAACCTCCCTGTTGCATCTTCCCCAAAACACAAGCAGGGAGGGAATTACTATGAAAAACGAGTTTAGAGCCCTCCGGCTTTGCTAAATTGTACGTTTAACTTATCATACTTTTGATGGCAAGTTCTACATAATATATTGATATTATTTATATCCCAGCAAAGTTCTGTTTTTCCCATCTCTTTTGCTTTCTTAATTGAAATAACATGAGCGCAATCTAATGGTTCTCCACTACTTTTTCCACACCCGACTGATTGACAAAAGTTATACCCATGGTTGTCGATTTGCCTTTCTAAAAGTTCAGCTTTTGCAAGTCTCATTTTGCTTTCAATTTGTGGTTGAGTTACCTTAGAACCATCTGAACATAAATATTTATTCATCTTTTTTATATTTTACAATGTCATAAACTTTCTTAGTGATTTCAATATCATAAAAACCATCGTGAGCCTTATCTTCTTCAATTTCAATACCGAGGTGTTTAGCCACAGTCATCAGTTTAAAATTTTCTAATTCATGCCGGACATCTTTTAAATATTCTGCGGCCAAGACCATTACATCGATATTATTGCTCCAAAAATAAGATCCGAAATAATTGTCTCCACATTGCTTAAACCAAGCCCTAACGAAAGCGTTGTCAAAGTGAGCGTTATAGCCACAGAAGAATAGTTTATCAGTCTTCTTATATTTATCCACATGAGTATTTAATATGGCAGTAAACGTTTTATGTGCGACTGTTCGATGAGGATAAGCTAAGACCTGTTCTAATGTAACTCCTCCAATTTCTAAAGCTTCCATTTCAACTGTTCCACTTTCATGAGGTCTGATTTTATAATCAAAGGAATCCGTTAATTTATCATCGATATAAATACCTCCAGCAACTTGATGGACTGAATTTCTCCAATGTTGAACTCCTGTGGTTTCTACATCTATAAAACACATTTTTACCATTTGATTAGTATTGGAATTAAGTGTTCTTCTATTTTGTAATCTACATTCCCATGCTCAAGTAATTTAATGGGTTTGCCTTTTTCTAACGTATCAAGGTCTACAAATTGAAAATCCGGGAAAGTACTACCTTTTACTGAATCAATTTTTAAAATAGCACCATCGATATCTACCCACATACTTTTTATTTTAATAAATTTATTTGGTATAAAAATAATCCGTTTATGAGTATGTTCTTTAAGAATCTCCTCCTCTGTAACTTTTGGTGCTGGTTTAACTTCTTCAAATTCAACTGCCATGCCTTTTATATGTTCAGGAGTTTCATTCTCTGTTTTCGGAGGTTCAAATTGTGAGCCAATAGTTATTTTTATAAACTCAGCAAGTTGTAATTTTTCTATTGAACCTATTGGAGCAGTTTTAAATGCCCACGTTAAGAAAATGTGAGAAAAATAAAGTCGAATTGCAATCCATAAATCTTTAAATATTTTTTTCATAATTGGTTTAATTTAAAAAAGGTGAGTAGATAATTAACCCACCTTTTTATTGTTTTTAATTTTCTGTATTTATAGGTAATAATGGAGAATTATTCCATTGTGGAAGTTCCATCGTTATCAGTCCAAAATTGCCCTCTTCTGCAAATGCATCATAACCAGGGTAAACATCTTTTTCGTCACATTCATTTACGATGTTCAAAGCAGTTCTAAACTTATATTTTCCCATTTCAATATCTTCAGGACTCCAAACTAAGATAGCTACAGCAAATGGAGCAACCGTTTGTAAAAAAACCATAATTGTTGTGTTGAAATCTCTACCTGTCACATTCGAAATAACCTCTTGGTACATTCCCTCCGATAAGTCGTAGTGCATTTTTGCAGCCTGATAATAGAACGCTTTTAAATCTTCCGTTCCTGAACTCTTAACTGATATAATGGCATCAACACCTATGTTTTCTTTGAACTGCAGAGAATCAGGCCTTACTTTCAATTTTATGCCTGTAGATGGGTCGGTATAATAAAAAGAAATTTCCCTTTTTGAATGAAGAAGCAATCTTTTAAGAACTCCTCCTCCTCCGTAGTTTTCATAATGCTTTTTAAGAATCTGAATTTTAAGGTAATTTTCCTCTCCAACAGGAGTCATCCCTGATAATCGTTTTAAGTTTGATAGATATAATTTTTTTCCATCTTGCTTATCAAAACTCAACCCAGCTTTTATAACTTCTTCACTTGATAAATGAAGAACCAATGCTCCTTCAAGTTCTTCTCCATTCTCATCGACACCAAATCCTTGTTCGATAATTGTTTGCTCCCAAAATTCAGTCCCATAATTGACTCCTTCTTTAGATGCTAAAGAATACTTCGGCTCAACTAATACTCTCCCAAATTTTGTCGGTTCTAAAATAGCCTCGTGCAGGAAGTTTCCAAGTTCAAAATGCTTCTGAGTTCCTTTTAGTTTTTCAAGTTCTCTTTTATCGTCATCTTTTGCAAACTGATAATGCATCGGAGTCTTAATTGCAGCTTTTAGCATACCTGAACTTTTAGAATCATCCTCTAAATATTTATCCATTGCATCTTGAACTGCAATTCCATTTTTATTTAGATCCTTTGTGTAAATATGCTTTGGCTTTGCATCGCTTTGCAAAAATGAAACTATGTCATTAGCCGTTGGATACTCTTTTAGAGGTCTTGTGTAATCAATGTCAGGACTGAAGATTTCGCTTCCTAAAACCCCTGCCTCATGTAAATCAGGCAGGGTATTTTTTAGTTTTTCTTTTATATCCATTATTTAGATTTTAAAAGAATAGGTTTAACACTCCATCTGTCCGACTTGAATGAATTAGTCTTGTTTTTAGTCTTACCAAGATACTCAATACGAACAGGAGTTTCTCCAAGTACAATTTCTCCATTTTCAACTGCTCCTTCGACAGTTCCAACTAATCTCTTTGACCCATTTCTAATGGTTGAGAAAGTTTTGTCTTTGTTTTGTGATAACATAATAATGCAAGGAAGTTGTATTTTTTCCCCTGCCTCATTTTCATAAGTTTCCTCTTTAATATCCATAATTACACCCACTCGATATTCTCCATCGAGTTCAGGTGTCCAATAATCTGAAGACAACTCTCTCGGAGATGTTTTCGCTTCATGTAAGTCAGGCAAATTTCCGATTGCCACTAAACTTGTTTCTTTGTTTTCCATTTTTTACTATAAATTAAATAATTAAATGCTCCCTATGTATTAGGAAGTCTTGGTGTTAAATTCTTTATTTATTAAGTTCACTAACATAAACGTTCCTACAGTAGCAAATAAATAAATGCCAATAGGGATAGCCAATGCTAATATAACATTAAGTCCTTTCTCTTTCAAATAATAGATTGATGATATCATTGGAAATGCCATCAATAATATTATCAATGTGATTTGTATTTTAAGTTTATAATTCATTGAGTTTTTTTTGGTATTTAGAGATTTCATTTCTATATGATTTTATTAATGATTCCATTGTTTTCCTATTTTCAGGAGTGTCTAATTTCATATTTTTACCATTTCTAATTTGATATAAATACTCAGTAGATATTTTATTTTTTTCTGCGACTTTAACATGGCTTCCTGTAGGAGCAATGTCAGAGACTAATTTCAATTCTTGTAATAATACTTCCATCATATTTGTATTTTGCTCTCGTAAGATTTGTTAGTAATAAATGCATATAACGGATACCCAACACTCTGATATATTTCAAAGACTGTTTTCGCATCTTCATTTTTATTTCCCTCTAAATGTTCACAAGCTTCCAAGCAATAATAAACGAACATAATTAAAGTTTCCATGTCATCGACTTTATCATAGATATGATTTATATCATCAATCGTCTCATGCTCAAAAGTGAATAATAATTTTGGTTTATGAAAAAATAGTGCCATAGTTTTACATATTATCTGTTAAACATTTCTTTGAACAATAGTCTTTATCCTCATTAATTGGGTTTCCACATTCGCAGTAATTTTGAGGTATGTCTTCAGGAGATTCGGTTTTAAAATCGTCTAATGATTCTTTCATGATTTTGTATTTGTGTTTATGCTACACAAACATATAAAATACTTTTGAATAATCAAGTGTTTTTTTAAAATTTGTTTTTTATGATGATACTTCCGGGAATAATAATTACTTTTATCATTCCAATTTTACTTTAAATAGTAATAATCTTTTTTTATCATAAACCCTGCTTTAATCGGCAGGGTTTTTTGTTGCTATAAAAAGCCCTCCGGAGAGGGCAATTTTAAAAACCAAATTATAAAGCATGAATTAATTTAAAATATTAAAAGAGAGCCAGCGACTCCGATTGCCACACCTCCTATCCCCCAAAAGACAATGCTCTTATTTTTTTTAATAAGTTTGAAGTTATCTTTACTGATCTCGTTCATTCGTTCCTCGGCTTTTAACCGGGACCTTCTCTCTTCTTCAACTTCAATTAACATCCCCATATTTTCGTTTATGAGATTTTTAAAGTCCACAGATTTAACTTCATAAGCTACCCGGAGAGAATCACATTTACGAGATTCTTTTACAATAGAAATAAATGTTTTTTTTCCTATTATAATACTATCATTTTTGATGCTTTGAGATAAACTCGAGAATGTCATCATCAGAAACATCAGAGTCGTTAATTGTGGCTTCATCTTCTTTTAGTTTTTTGTCAGTATCTGCGTTTTTTTTCTTTGCAGTTTTGTGATTATCTGTTATAGATCCGATCAGTTCCCCCTCTTTTTTATTGGCTGCATCTGTAATTTCTTTTAAGGTTTTATATTCCTTTTCAATCTGTTTAAAATATTGATATTTATAATAACCAGCTTGAGCTCCTTTTCCGATTCCAAACAAAAGAAGAGCCAAGATAATTAAGATAAAAAGCTTTTCTTTTCCTGTTTGTTTAATCCAATATGATGCTATAAAACTCCACATTATGAACCGGGTGTATAAATCGTTTTTGTGTCCGGCTCCCCATCAGCTTTTCGACCATCTGAAAAAGTGACAAAACCCCAAAAAATCCAATCCCCAGCTTCATCAAGAGTTGTTGTTTCAAAGTCGACAAATTTTAAAATTCCAAGCACAGCATCTTCAATAGTTGCAGTGAAGCTTCCTTTAGTTCCTGAAGGTTTACAATATTTAATTAATGTTTCTGTTGCTCCGGTAATGTCCTGCCCTACAGTCGCAGTCATTTCGAGTTTCGTTTGATTTAAATATACTTTACTCATATAAATTAGTTTTAATGATTACTTCATTTGTGATTGGTGTATTTATATTAATAGATGTCAAGATAATACTTTTAAAATTATAAACTTCTTCAATTTTACTTTCTGAATCATAGCCGGAGATCAGACTTGATATTTTTAAATCAAAATTTATCGGAGATCTAATTTCTATTAATTCCGTAATAGTTAAATCCAATCCCAGGGGCTCAATCGTTAAATCATCCGTTAAATGTTGGTGCAACGTATCTTGAACGATAATTGAATTCTTATTAGTGATTACTAAATCACTTGAACTTAGAATATGGGAACTATCAAAGACGATTAAACTGTAAATTGTGGTTAAAATTACATTTTCAGTATTGTGATTATGATAACTTTCATTTACAATTAAAATAATATTTTTTGAAAGACTTATATTATCTGAAACTACAGAATGTAAATCATCAGCTACAAATAAATCGTATTTATTGATTATTGTAGGACTCCCGGAACTATGAGTATGGGAACTATTTTGAATTTCTAAAATATTGAATTGGATTAAATCAATTAAATCAGAATTTAAAATATGAGAACTATCTGCAACACTTAAAATACCTAATGAACTTAAACTTAAATTGTCGGCTATTTGTGAATGATTAGAATCATCTGAAATTAAAACGTATTTTGAAACTAATGTTGCGCTGTTTATTGAATTTAAATGAGTAGAATCATTTGTAATTAATAAGTAATTAACACTTAAAATAACCGGGTCCGTTAATTGAGTATGATTACAACTATCTACAAATAAAATAACTGAATTTGAAAGTACTACACTCTCAACTATATGGCTATGAGAACTATCATTAACAACTAAGCTATAAACATTTTCTAAATCTAAATTGTCTGCTGAATGGCTATGTAATGAATCTGCAGAACTTAAATTCCCGGCTGTAGCCAAGTCTATATTTTCTGTAATTTGAGGATGATTTGCATCCTGAACTGTCAAAGAATATTTGACTGTTGAAATTATATCAGCTCCTGAATGACTATGTAAACTATCTTCGATTAATAAATTGTAAGTATTGCTTATAAGTACAATTTCAGAACTATGATTATGAGAACTACCTTGAACTGTTAAAACATTTCCTTGCTGTAAAACAATAACATCTGTTGAATGGCTATGAACTGAACTTTGTACTGTTAAATCTTCGGCTTGAAGTAAATCTACATTTTCTGTAGTTTGTAAATGAATTGTGTCATTTAATCCTAAATCATATTTATTTGATAAAATTATATTCTCAGAATTATGCGAATGTAAAGTATCTGAAATAACCAAACTTGAAGATGAACCTATAACTAAATTTTTTACAGTTTGGCTATGCAATGTATTTGCACAACTCAAATTATAAACTGTAGAAATTATTACATTTTCTGCTAAATGTAAATGATTAGTATCTAAAACAACTAAAACGTATTTCGGCTCAATTAAAGAACTATCTCCTAATTGAACGTGTAAACTATCCTGAACTACTAAATCGTTAAAAGGAACGACTCCTGTGCTGTCTGTTGTATGGTTGTGGCTACTATCTGCCACCACTAAATTAATAGTTGGAGCAGTATAAACTAAAACTACGGATTCTGATAAATGAGAATGAAATGCATCTTGAACTGCCGAAGTATAATCTGCAGTTCCTAAAATATTGTCAGCACTTTGTGAATGTAAACTATCTGCAACAATTACTATTACTGAAAGTGAAATAATAACTGCATCTACAGAATGTAAATGCGTTGCATCTTGTGAAATTAAATTGTATTTTGAAGTAAGTATTGGATTGTCCGTTAAATTGTCATGAACTGCATCATTTATCGTAACAATGTAGCTTACATTCACATTCACAATATCTACTATTTGCGAGTGTAAAGTTTCCTGAACAACTAAACTAAAACTTTGAGAAATTACAACTCCATCTGCTGTCTGTAAATTTTGACAATCTTCTGCAAGTGTAATGTATTTTGAACCAACTACTGTATTATGGGAAGTTACATTATGGTTGCTTTCATTAGGTGTTAAAACTACATTAGTAACTCCTGCTTCAATAGTAATTTCAGGCGTCACATTTATAATATCTGATGGACTTCCGTTAATTAAAACTCTAAACTCATAAACTTCTGTATCAACAATATTATCTAATGTTTTTATACTCCATTCATCTTCTCTATATTGGTTTAAATAGAAAGGTAATGAAGGACTCATATTAACATCATCTTGTATTCTACCACCTCCAAAATTACCTATAGTTTTATTAAATGGAGGTATTAATTGAGCTGTCGTATTTTCTCCACCACCTATTATAAATGCACTATTATCTATTTCAAAAACTTTCGTTCTATGAATTATTACTTCAAAAAAGTTATCATTTCCTCCATTACTGACTATAATAAAATATACACTTCCAACTCCAATATTATCTAAAGCTATTAATTGAGCACCAGATAAATTTGATAAATTTACATTGATTAAAGTATCTGTCCAAGATGTTATTACGCTTGAAATATCTACTTCATTAACGGAACCAGCTAAAGTAGTTGCATCCGATAAATACAATTTTCCTGCTCCTTGTACAGCTTCAAAAAGTGCTCCTTGTACATCAATACTTGCTTTATTCTGTTCAAATTCTGAAGGAATTACATCAGATATATTTATTCCTGAATTTACAGCGTACTCTCTCCAAGTACTTATACAAAAATCATTCTGATAAGAATTTGTACAACTTACTCTAACTCTAACCCATAAAGTAGGCGTTGTTATTCCTGTAAAATCCCAAGTGTCTGCATACCACGCTGCATTCCCATCTGTTGCCGGTATTGTTTTTAAAACGCTCCAATCTGTTGTAGTATTCGGACTTGCAACTGTAGCGTATTCTACAGTTATAACAGTAGAAGCAAGTACATCGGTAGAAAGTAATATATCAATTTTAAAATGACTTGCTGTTGTGTTATATGATATTTTTCTTTTAATCTCCCATAATGTAGATGTAATACCTGACGAGGTTTCCATATAAACAAAAGCTGGTCTGCCTGTTGGATTTGCTGTTGCTCCTGTACCTCCACTTGGAGTAGAACCACTAAGAATACACCATTTTCTATAAACACCTTTATTTTGAAGTAAATCTAAATTTCCCTCAGAACCTCTAAATTCAAAGTCAGCATCTATCGTTGCTTGTACGTCTAAATATTTTGTAATATCAAATGCCATAATTTAGAAATTTCTCCATTCGGATGTTGGTTCGTCTTTCCTTTTATACTGTAACTCTAAAGTTTGAGTTAAAGGCTCTCCTGTCATATTTATTAAAGTTCTTAACCTTAATTTTTCGTTTTTACCAATGATTGTATTTTGGTCTTGTACACCTTTCCAAGTGGCATTAATTTCGTTTCCATCATCATTTCTAAATCTAAAACTTTCTTGCTCTATAAGTAAATTTATAGGATTTATTATTAGAACTTGTGCTGTAATTCCTCCATAAGAATAATCAATAACTAATGTCGTTGCGGCAATAGTTGGCATATCCTTAGTAACCCATAAAATAGTAGAACCGCTTGATTCGGAATTTGTATTATCAAAAAATTGGTCTATAACAGGTGCCGTAGGCCATCCAGAACCAGCCATAGTAACAACAGGAACACCACCATCCATAGATGAAGTGATAAATACTATGCTATCATCTTTTGAAGTATTTCCCGAGGCTATAATTCTTGTTCCATTAGCTTCATAACTATTACCTAAAGTAATCGGATTTGAAGGGTCTGCTCCTGAAACTCTAATATACCAAGCATAATAATGGTCGCTTCCATTTGCAACATTCATACTTAATGTTTCTGACGGAGATTCTGTACCATCTGATATTCTCCAATATAATGTAGTTTTTGTATCGTAAAATTGAGCACCTGTATAAAAAGCAGTATTCCAACCTGATAAAGTTGGGAAAGGATTTAAATTATCTAATTTATCATCTGTATTAACAAGAATCATAAGTAACTCTCCTTGTATAACTCCAAAAGGTTTATCTACAGTCAATATATTTGTTATTGGTGCATAATTAGCTGTTTTTGTAAATCCTTCAATAATAGGTAGTGCCATATTAACAATTTAGAGAGTTCTAAAATACACCCCCATATTGTAATGAGGGTGTTAAAATTTATTTCAACAGAGTACTAACTATGTTGCATCTGCAATTTCTACATCCCAAGTTGGAACTGTAACTGTACCTCCTGAACCTAAAGTTTGAAGTGTACAAGTTGTAACATAACGTAAAGTTGTGCCATCACATAATGCAATATGAGTTGCATCACCACTTGCTGTAATTGGAATGTCTGCTTCTGCATCTACTGCTCTTTTTCTACCACTTACATCACCATTTGCATTTGCTTGAAATGTAGGTACTGCTGCTCCTGTTAAAGCTAATAAAATTGCGTTCGCTCTGTCAGTTGGTTGACCTGTACAAACATACATTTCTGTTGCTCCTGCAACGTAATCTAATGCTAAATCCAACATTGCATCGTTTTGCCATTTTGCCATTGTTTCTAATTTTTATTAATTATACGTTAAATTTATAAATTTTTGGATTGTTTTCATACCATTTACAATCAAAGTGAACCCACGTTATAGGCACACCATTCTTTTTCCATTCTAAGCGAATCTTACAAGGAAATAAATCAGCGTGTTCCTCAATCCAAATTCTTACTCGTTCAGAGTTCATACCTTTTACTTTAAAATCAAAGGCACAACCTAAAGGATGACCTGATACATAAAGAATTCCAGCATCAACTTTATCTTTAATAATTTTCTGAGTAGTATCACGATAGCCTCGTTGTGAATAAATACCTCCCCAAAACCAATCATTAATAGTAAATGGTTTGTTGATGCCTACACGCATAATTAATAAAGAATGAAGTGTGTCGGTTTCAAAAACAAACCAAGAATTATCTCCATGTTTTTTATACATTTCAGGGCCTACTAATTCCTGTATAATAAAATACTTTTTTAATGAATCTATGATTTGCTTTCTGTCCATGATTATTATTTCTCGTCTTTTAAATGTTTTAAACTTAGATCTTCTTGAAATTTCTTAAACTTATTCATCCAGCCAATCGGAGGGAATTTACCTCCTGTAATTATTGATGAATTAACGAAAGCCGAACCTGCTGGATATAAAAAGACTGTGAGCCTTAAAACAATTGTTAAATACTCTTCAACAAATGAATCTTCTTTTACCATAACGTTCATTCCTTCGAATAAAAACCCCATTGCGATAACGAGTCCAACCTTTGTTATTAGGCCTGTTATATTTGTTTTAATACTAAAGTCTCCTTTTATAAATAAATGAATTAACGTACCTAAAATATGGTCGACAGCAATAGCGATAAATACAAACCAAACATACTGCTCGTTTGCTAAAGTCCAATTCATTATTTTTTCACTAATATATGCAATCGGACTTATTCCTAAAGCTAAAGAAGTGGCGGATTTAATCTTCATTAATAGAGTTCCTGTGTGCATGATTGTCAGGTTTCCTATTATAAAATTCCAAAGGAGTGAGATTACTTTCATTTTTATCGAATTAATTATTTGATGCAATTTCATGATTTTACCTCTTTTTTTAGTTAACCGGGGTGTTTATATTTCAGTAGTTTCAGTTATTAACAATTAGAAAAATTTAAAAATTAATTTATAAGGGAATGCGCTTTTTAAGTCTTTGAAATCCTCTAATTTGAATTTAAACGAAAAACTCTCTTCCTTTATTGAGAGGCTTTCTAATTCTTCAACTCCTTTTTTCTCGTTTTCAGATCCTTTAAGAGTATAAGCCTGTTGAATCTCATCCACCAACTTCCCATTCTTTTTAATAATTTCAAATTTCATTTTTTCAAAATTCAAAGTTATAGGATTCACTTTATCTAAAGCTTTTGTAACATCATATTTTGTAACAAATGAAATCGTTGTTTCTGTCAATAAGTTGTTTAATTCATTTCTTAAATTAACAACCTCTACCAAATTTAATTTTATCATTATTTTTTATTTTTTTACTAAATTATGAAATTAAAAGTATTTAAATGAAGAATAGAACTTCCTTTTCTTTAAATAGTTATAGTCACCTTGGTTAATATATGCTTCTCTTTCCCAACTCAGGCTCCTGTAGGCATTATGTGGCTTAAATAAACGAATTAGCCACTCACATACATAAAAAATATAATAAGCGATGTAAACCAATATTAATTCAATTAATAGATTGTCAAATTTGAATATTAATTTAAGTATTACCCAAATTATGAGAGCAGTCACTAAAATTTCTAACTGTTGCCGGAGATGTATTTTCTCATGATTGATTACAGTTTTATTCTCTCGAGTTTTTTTATCTCTAACAATGATAAATGGAAAAAGAGTTATCCCCCTAAAACTTCCTAAAAAAATGTTTAAAATTAGAATCATAATATATTTTTTATAATTATATTTCAGGTAATGAATTATTTACTAATGAAATAGCAGTGCATAAATCCGATTCCCATCCTACACTAACAGATTTAACGGCATAAGATCTTTTAACTCCTGGATCATAATCTATAGCTTGATAATTACTAACAGAAGTTGCGTCTAAATATGTTAAACCACCTAATAATGTCCCGGACCATATCTGATATTCATCTGCACCTGACATATCATCCCAAGTAAGAGCATTATAACCTGTTTTAGGTATTCCACTTAATCCTGTCGGAACAGGAGGAGCAGCAGAGGATTGAGTTACATTTAATGCTGTAGATACTCCTGACGAATTTCCAGCCGCATCTTGAGCTGTAACACTCCAATCTGAACTTGTTCCTCCTATCTGACCTACTATATCGAGTGTTAAAACATTACCTATAGTCGCATAAGGCACAGAATTTTTAAGAACTATATGTTGTACGACACCTATGTTATCATCTGCTGCATTCCAACTCAATGTGAATGTAGTTGCTGTTATCAAAGTAGCAACTAAACCAGATGGTAAAGTCGGATTAAATACATCTGTAAATTGAACGCAAGGTGAACTTAAAGCTGATTCATTACCACTCGTGTCGACTGCAGTTACAGCCATGCACCAAGGAGGAGGAGTTGAACCTAAATAAGCTTGATTCGTTGGATGTAGAACATGACCGATTGTAGCATCATAAACACCATCTTTATAAACTTTATAATAAGCGACTGCAACATTATCTGTTGAAATGTTCCATCGTAATCTGTAATCGTTCCAAGTAGGCATATATTTATTTTTTTTAAATTAAGCAGGGAAGTAATCCCCATCTATCCAAACATTCTGTGGCACTGTTGGTGCTTCTGTATCAGGAGCTGTGTATGCATAAGGCTCAATTGCTGTTATAATTCCACCTGAAATAGTCATTATTGTAACTGTTCCTGCTGCTAAATTTTGATTAATCCAATAAAAACCATCAGGAGTTTTTGTGCAGTCTGTTCCTAATCCATCATAAGCAGTGTCTCCTATACTTCCACTTACAGATTCCATTGCCCATGAAGATATATTAATTGAATGAGTCTGAAGTGCAATAACAGCATCATCCCATGATGATTTCGAATATGCTAAACTCACATTGTAAATACTCACCCAACTTCCACCATCTAAATTATATTGATAAAATAAATTAGTTTGAATTAATCCTGTAGGTCTTACACAAACATTTCCGTAATTTCTAAAATTATACAAAGAGTTTTTTGAGCCTGAATAATTTATATCAAATTGAACAGGATCCGCATTTGCAAAACACTCAATTAAATCATCATTAACCCCTCCTAATTCGGTCTGCACATCTTTTAATGTAAATGTATTTGTATTAGGAACTGCCATTATTATTTTTTTAGTTCTTTAATTTCATTTTCTAATTTTTTAACTCTCATATTTAGAGATGCCGCTTCTTGAATTAATAAATCAATATAGGCAACTTGTAAAAATCCTTTATCATCAACACTGACTAATTCAGGATTTGTTTTTTGTAATTCTTGAGCAACAACACCATACCTTTTCTTACCGGGATTAGACTTATATTCAAATTCTATAAATCTATGATTCGAATTTGGAGGTATGTATGTTTTCATATTTTCTTTTAACCTCTCGTCTGACCCAAGTAGAAAGTTATTGGCTCTTATAGTGTAAACAGAACCACCCTCCCAATTCGCTGATAAAGTAGTTAAACTTACTGTTGGGGTTGTACCACCTGATGAATTAACTCCATTTCCACTATTAACTGCTGTAACTCCGGATGATGTAGCATAACGACCATCTAAGTCGATAGTAATTGCAGTTAACCCACTTCTGTTAAGCGTTAAAACTCCTGTTCCAGTGTCCCATCCAAAAGATGTCGCATAATAATTTGCGCTGGTATTTGGAATCCAACTTCTCACTCCTAAAGTTGTGGAAGATAAAATATATCCGTTTGCTGCCGGGTTTCCTAAACTGCCCTCTGCATCTGTAATACCATACCCTGATAATGTAGTCGGCTTGGAAGTTATCGATGCGAAAGTATGATAATGTGTAGAAGGATTAAAAGAAGTTGGTATCCCGGTTAAACTTGAATAAACCCCATCAAAAAGAGATGGGAAGTTTGAAATATCTGAAACCAATAATTGTCTTGATGCATAAGTAGTTCCATTACCAACTAAAACGTGATTTAAAGTTACATTAGCAAGGCTAACATCTGTTAAATCAATTAGAGAAGATACTCTATCTGAATAATCTAATAAATGCCAATTTGCAGCATAAACGGAAGTTGAACCATTGTCTAAAATACAAACAATCCTGTCGTCTACATCGAAAAATACACCATCGATTGTCCCTGCAGTAGTTACAATCCAAGAATGCCCTGCTTGAGCAGTTCCAAGTCCAGGGAACGTTCCAACAGATGCATCCCATTCTCCTTTTAGAATTACAGAAGCATCTAATTCATTAACTCGAGTTTCGATAGCGTCAAGATCGACAGGTTGAGTAATGGTAATATATCCAACTTTTAATCTTTCTATTGCAGTTATGTGCAAGTCATTATCCACATGATTTGCAAGTTCTGAAGCTGTGATGTAAGGATTAATTCCATCCTCTCCATCATTTATAAATTTTGAAGTTCCAACTATTGAAAGAGGGATTCTATTATATAACCCGGTTCTATCTACAGAAATAATATGCGTTAAATCAGCCGGGTCCGTAACATCGTCAGTGAGTACAAAATCATTATCAATATCGTCATCCGTTGTTGCCATTGTCATGGCTCTTATCCGTAAAGCTTCAGTTACAATATCAGGGTTGTAATTTATAACTGTTGGCCGTACCCAATCTGCAGGAAGGACTGTGTTTAATGTCTCAACTCGTACCCAATTATTAGAAATTGATTTCTGACCACCGAGAAATTTCCATCGTATTACATAGGTTTTACTATCCCAATAATTCCCCATAATATAATCTCCAGCTTCTAAAGTATCGAGGAATTGAAGATTTGTATATCCTTTAACAAAATAAAACTTCCGACCATTAATCACGACAGTGTTTGGTTCCGGGTATTCATTGACATAATCGTTGTCGATAAATATTTCTGTTTTGTTTACGGTAGTGCTTTTATCATTAAAAATTTTATAAATATCTTGAATCGCTTTTGAAGTAAAAACGCTTGTCTTAGTTACAACCTCTTGCAATGAATATGGAATAAAATCTGCAACAATGGCTGTAATTTCGTTTACATTAACTAATGGAAATGATACTTGTGAAAGTCTAATTTTCCTATCAACTCCAAGTTGAACATCTTTAATATTTACGAGATCTCCGGCATCAAGTGTTATCGCATTTGATTTTGCATATTTTGAATCTATTTTAATATAATAAATTGACTTAGGAATTGAGTTATCATCAATAAAAACCTGCGTTGCTTCTTTTAACTTTAATTCTGCAGCTATAACATAAGGAGGAGGCATTGAGATATTAACCAACGTATATTCATCACCTACTTTTGCCTTTGACTTTGTATTTGGTGCATTATATCCATCTGAATCTCCTGTGGCATTAAAATACATCCTTTTGTTAATTGAATCATACTTCCAAATCTCAAATTCTCGACCTGTTAAATCTCCTGATTTAAAAACTATCTTAGCTGGGATACCCTCTAATAAATAGTCGCTAATAACAAAATCCAATGTGCTGTCTCCAACATAACTTTCATTTGCATTGTAATCCTCGCCATCAAAAAGCATATTAACAGAAGTAATCGCAGCCGTTCTTTGAGGGTAAATATCTTCGTTTGTATATTGCCCTTCTCGAATTCCAAATATACTCGTGTTCTTTTCTAAAAAACGCTCTTCAAATACAAGACGCTTCTGTCTTTCTCTGTAAGAATATGGTATGTTTTCAGTTCCACCAAAACCATAAACTTTCGTGTAAACTAAATCGTTCTGAATCTGTCTTCGCTCTATTGAATAAAGGCCTTTATCTTTTCCATATTCGAAAGTAAAAGCAGTCGATGTTCCGATTGTTTTTTGAAAATTAATCGTTTTATTATTTACTTCAAATTCAAATAAAAATTCTTGAGATATTTTAGTTAAAGCTGTCCGGCATGATTCATTTCTGAAATTAATATTTTTAGTCACACTATCATCAACAGTTCCAACAGACCATCCTGCAGATATTTCATTCATATTACTGACTATCAACGATAACATATCTGCTGCGTTCCCGGTATAATAAAAGTCATTTAAACCATCTGAACTAATCAATAGTTTCGTGTAGAGGTTGTATAATTCTCCTTCAAAAGTTATATTATATTTGTTAGTGTTATCATCCAACTTTTCAATGCTGGGTTGTTTATTTAAATAATAATTTTTTGAGTTAAATACGATATAATCACCGATTTCAATTGGTATAACTGCATCCAATATAAATTCAGATGTTATTTTGTCAGCATTCATTATTTTACGAGTAAGAATTGTCTTTTCGTCTATCTCAACCGTTGCAATTGTTGCTGCGCTTCTCTTAATTATTAAATTAGCCATTATACTATCTGTAGTTTAATTTGAAATCTTCCAAAGGACTCACTTCCTATTCTAACTTTATCTATTTTAAAACCATCTTTACAAAAGCAATTGATAGGTGTATTATTCATTTGAACAACTCGAATACCAGGGTTTGTAAATATTACTTTTAAGGCTTCAACTTTTGCAATGAAGTCTGTTATATCCCCAGCAATAAGATAAGCCATTAAAGAGAGCGTGTTGCCCTTTCTTTTAGTTATTTCATACCCTTGCGCACCATATAAAGTAAAAAATTGACTCTTCGGATCTAATAAGTCGGCTTGACCGAGATGATTAGAAATATAAATCCCATAGTCTTTAAAAGGTATGCTATCAATAGAGTAATTCATATTTTTTTATTTTAAGGTACCACAACCCAAACAGTCGCAATATCCGGTTGTTGTATTTTTAATAATATTTGATTATAAGTTCCTGCAGGTCTTGAAGCTTCAGGTTCTGATAATGCAGTCAACCATGGAAATTGAAACATATCATTCCATCCAATATAATCTCTTACATTTAACCAAAGTACAAACCAATCTGCGATGCTTTGAGGTGTATCTGTAATAAGAGATGTGTAAGAATATTGTATTCCGTAAATCATCATATTATACGTTGTACCAGCAATAATAACTTCTCCGATTTCAAAATACTGATGAGTCTTCCATGCACCCCATAAAAATGAAGTTTGCTCATAATCTGTCTCGAGTAATTTAAAATAAGGAAGTAATGTGCAACTCCCATTTTCATTTGCATAAGCTTGAGTTAAAATAGAATCTAAATAGGCCTGTGCTTGAGCATCTGCATCTACTTGGCTAATTAAAGAGCTGTAAGTGAAAGCATCTACTGTGAAAGAAACAACAGAACCTACTGCACCACCTCCGCAGTCATCTCGAGTTAAGGTATTTGTTATTTTAACGTTGTAATAAGTCGTTGGATTTACAGTACAAGTTCCGTTTATGTTTGCATAGAGCTGTTTATTTTCTCTTACCCAAATAATGGCAAGTTGGTCGGCTGCTTCTTGGCTTAAAGTTGATGTGAATTGTCCGAGTGTAGAAGATAAAGTGACTGTACTTCCTGTGTAACCTGTATTACAATTATTTTTTATACCATCTTCAGAATAAACTGCAGAATAATAAATCGTTCCAACCGTGGCAGAGCCACATGAGTTTGTAATATCCGGCTCATAACATTCCATTAAAAATGTAGTAACATCATCATAAAATTTCGGCTTTATACTTTTAATATAAACGCAAGATGTCCCATAAGGAGTTTCAAATGGAACTATGTCTTTGAATAATGCAATTGCAGCCTTAAAATTAGCTAACAAGCCCTCAGTCGTTGCAATATCCCCTCTTAAGACTCCATTAAAAAATATTACTCTACCACCAAGGAATATTTCATCCGCATCAACGTAAGGTTCAACTCCATCTTCGTCTCCCCAATCCTTGTGAGTAATTCCTATCCTTTCAGGTAAATCAAAGATGCCTTTAACAGATATTCCTTCCTTTGACACTAAGCCGGGAATGATACCGTAATTACTTAATAATATGTTATTTATTTTATACATTATCCTCCTAAATCATGCATTAAACTTTGTTTAGTATTATCACCAATTTTCTGTAATTCAATAACAGCATTTTTTAATTCATCTACTGTGTTTGATGTATTTATTTTTATGCTTTCTAAATTTTCAACTGCTAATATCCCATTAGTTAATCCAGCCCTAACATCATCTGCAATTCTTCTCATTAACCCGGCTAATTCGGTCCCGGTCTCTTCTGTTAGATTCCCTCTTATTTCCCCTGTCAAACCATCAGCAGTTAACCCACCACCAAATAAACCTCCACTAATTCCTGAATCCCCTAAAATAGAATTTAAAGCATCCATCTCCGCTTGAGACCTCTCAATCATATCAGCAAAAGAGGCTCTTAAATTAGCTATCTCTCCGGGTGTTAATGTTTGGTCGCTTTCTGAAAATTGACCGAATTGTGTGAAGAAGTCATTTGTTGCTTTTTCAAGATATTTTAATTTAAAAGATTCTATAATTGCGTTTCTCATTAAATCTTCAAAATCTCCAGCAAAGTCCTCCATTGATGTTTTACCTTCTTTAAATCCAGCCAAGATACTATCAGCAATTGTATCCCCGGTTGTCGCAGTTAAAGTTTCGTAAATTTCAATCTGTAAATTTCTTAATTTATGGGTAAGTTCATCTATTGAATCTTCGAATTCATCAATCTTATCCTGATCCGTTCCACTTCCCTCTCCTTTACTTCCAACGCTGACACCTAAAAATTTAACTGTTTTTCTTGCTTTGATTTCAGCTTCTAAAGCATTTTTATTGGCTTCTAATAATTCTGATTCCTCTCTTAATGCTTCAAGGCGAGTGTCTATTTTTTCCACTCCAATAGCATCCGCAACATCTCGATAAACTTTTGTTAATTTTTTAGCTAATTCATCCATCTCTTTTTCAAAAGTCGCAGTGTTCGAAGTTATCTCAACTGTCAATGCTGAATTTGCTATTTGAAGTCCTCCAGCTATCATCGCTAATGGATTACCTGATGCAATCCCTGCGGCTAATGTTCCGATTCCTTCTGCAACACCACTTAATTGATCCATAAGCTGTGACATATCTTCATTTCCGAATTTAGCAAACAAGCAGGAAGCCTCTCCTAAGATAGTCGTAATATCTCCGATGGTTTCCTGCATCTTATCCCCAATCGCACCTTCAGCTTCTTCAATCTCCCCTTTGAGTTTTATAATTTCCGATGCATACTTTTTCTCGTCTTGAAGTTTAATTGCCAACTCAGCCTTTTTATCCCTAATCCGAGTCTTAAGTTCTTTAAACGATAAACTTGAAATTGTGCGTTGTAGGTCTTTATATAAATCTGCTTCTGCATCGAGTGATTTGTTGGCTTCTTTTAGTTTTGCATTTTCAGCTAAAATTTTAACTGCAATGAGTTGTCTTTCGGCTTCTGTTCCAGCCTTTACAAAATCTTCATTATATTTATCAATCCTAATTTGAATTGCATTAATAGAGTTTTCATTTATAACATAATTTAACTCTATTGGCAAAACTTCTGTTGGTAATTTTAAAACTTCTGATCTATCAACTAAGCCACTACCGACTCCTGACAATTCATTTAAAATAGATGCTTTGTCATCGTAGCTTTCCTTCTCTTCATAAAGGTTTCTTAAGTATGTAACAAAGTCATCTTCTTTTAATTTATATCCATCTTTTAATTTTGCTGCTAATCCTAAATCTTTGTTGGTAATCGCTAACTGATAATTATCATATTCTTTCTTTTTTTTATCAAGACTCGCATCAAAAGTTGTAACAGTATCTCCGGCTCCACCACCTTTAAAAGTTAGGTACTTCTCACGCTTTTCTGCTGCTGCTTTAATTTCTGCATTCTCATCATTTAAATATTGAGATAGAATGTCTTTGTTGGCTTTATAATCGTCTTTTGAAATGCTATTAATCGCACTTATATTTTCAATTATATTTTTTCGCTCTTTTAAAGAGTCTGTAATCGGTTTGTATGTATAAGCGCTGAATTTATCGAGTTCAGCAAGGTCAGTTACTTTTTTAATCTGCCCAACAATCTCTTTATATCCGTTTTCATTATTATGAAGTTTTACATTTTGAACATCATAGTTTCCGTTCATTTTTTCCAAGAGTAAATTTGCATTTTTCAACTCTTCTTTTTGTCGCTCTATAAACTTAACTCCGTTCTGTAAATTACTAAGATTAAATAAATCAATTGCAACCTTACTGTCTTCAATTTCTTTAAGAATTAAAACAGGGTCATCTCCTAAATTAAATTTAAAATCAATACCTTGTTTTGTCGCATCTTGTATTGCTTCTTGAACCGCCTCTTGGAATTGTGATATTGACCTGTCCATGGTTCGTTCCTGAGCCTCAACATTGAATTGTGCTTCAACAACGTCCTCTGTAAAAGCTGACAATTCAATCCTTTTTTTATGCTCATCATTGATATCTCTTAAGCTGTCTCGTACTAAAATTAATGAATCGTTTAAGTTATCATTATTGAGTTCATCCGTTTTTAAAAAATCTAAATATTGAGGATAAGTTCGCTTTAATGTTTTAAGTATTTCAACCTTTCTGTCGAAGCTGGTGTTCGAACTATTTAGTTCATTTCTAAGTAGCCTGAATTGGATAACTTGCTCTTGAGTTTCCTGTGTTACACTTGTGCTGTAACCTAAAAGAGAATTTAAACCTCCAGCGACATCGTTGCTCATTCTTAAAAGCGCATTTCCAACTCCCTCTGTAGTCGACCTCGTTCTATTTCCGAAGATTTCCCATTGGTTGATATTAGCAGTCATCATTGTTTTAAAAGCTTTTTCACTCTCTCCGGCAGAATTTGTGATTGCGTCTAAATCCTCTGCGGCCATCACAGCATTCGCTCCTGCAATACCTAAAACACCACTTACAGCTTCAACTCTACCCACTAATTTTTGAAGTCCGACTTGGCTTCCATCGGCTTTTTCATACAACAATTGAAATGCCTCCTGCAAAGACATTGCTTCCGACCATCCATCTCCTAAAGCTTCATTAGTTCCAATAAGAGCAGACCGAATTTGAGTCATCGCTTGAGCAGTCGGTACTCCTTGTTTTGTTAGAGTTGCTATCGCTGCAGATATCTCTTCGAATGATACATTTGAAGCCGCAGCAATTGGAGCAACTGTTGACATATTTGAAGCCAACTCACTGAAGGTTGTCTTTCCGAGTTTTACTGTTTGGAAAAATACATCTGCCACAGCTTCGGACTCTTCTGCTTTAATTTTAAATGCGTTTAATACGGTAGTCAAACCATCTGCTGCAGTTTCAGTATCTGTTATCCCTCCTACTGCTGCTTTTGCAGAAACTTCTAATAGATTTAATCCTTTAGCACCATCATACCCAGCCGAAACAATTTGATAATAAGCCTTTGCTAATGCGACAGGTTTGTCAGTCGTAATATTTGACATTGCAAAAACACTACTTGCAACACCATCAAAGTCATCTTGCGTAGCTTTTGAAATCGTCTGCACCTCCTTCATTGCTATCTGAAAATCTTTGGCTACTTTGTAAGCTGCATTTGATATTATTGCAAAAGCAGTAACAGCAGCAACACCAAGCGCAACAAATGGATTAATATTTGCTATTTGTTGAGCAAGTCCCTGAATCATTCCAACTGCATCTGCAGAGCCTTTTTTTAGCCCTGAATTATCTAATGCTGTTGAAAAATATAATGAATTGTCGCCTTTTACTGAACCCATAATTCTTACTTTTTTATAAAAGTAATTTTGTTATCACATTTAAATAAATATGTTGGATAA